GTTCGGCGTCACGCTCGAGCCGCGCGGCAGGCCGACGAGCTCCGGCCCCTGCTCTCCGACGAGCGCCGCTCCGCCGGCGAAGTTCTGCGTACCCCTGGCGAGGTGCGGGATATCGGGCGCCGATACGTTGATGTCCTTCCCGCCAAATGGCCCCACGCCGGGGATATGAATCGAGATATCGAGCGCGGAGTTAATCTGATCAATCAGGTAGTTGATGGCGGACCGAACGGCATCGCTAACTGCTCCCCCGACAGCGGACGCGGCGCCCTTCAGACCGGAAGCGATCCCGGAGACAACCTTTTCCCCGAGGCTCGCCGCCGCTTTGAAAAGTAGTCCTCCGAGCTGGAGCAGTAGCCCGGGGATCGCCATGATCGCGTCCTTCACGACGCCGGGTAGAGCCTTCAGCCCTTCTACCATGCCGTCGACGGCCATCTCGGCGAGCTTTAGGTACGTCGCCTTGAAAACGTTGAACCACAGTTTTACAAGCTCCACGACTCCGCGAAGCGCGTTGGCAACGATGTCTTTTACGGATTCCCACACCTGCGACCAGTCTCCGTCAATGAGCGCCTTGATGAGCTTCACGACGGCCACGATCTGATCGACCATGACCTTTAGGTATGGCTTGATTTTCTCGAAGATCACCCGCGCCTTTTCCATCCCGTTGTTGAACGTCTCCTCGATCTCCGGCCAATGCAGGTTCACCCAGTCGACGACTTCGTTCAGCTTGAGGATCAGCGAGGTGAATACGGGCAGTAGCTTTTGCCCGATCTTCTCCTGTAGGTTCTCGAAGGCGACCCCGAGGCTTTCCTGAGCTCCGGCCGCAGTCTTGCCGTACTGCTCCGCTGCACCTCCAAAGCGTCGCTGCGCTTCAGCTAGTGCATCAGTCGCGTCCTGGTTCTCCTTGAGGCGGATGCCGATGCGCGTAAACGCTGTTTCTTGTCCGGCCTGCGCCTTCTCGACCATCTTCGTCGCAGCCTCAAGCGAGATGTTGCGAGCGCGGGCGATGTCCGCGGCAAGGCTCATGCCCTTGAGAGCCGACTCGACATCTCTAGTTCCGCGCACAAGCTTGGCGAAGGAGTCGCTCAGTTCCTCGTCGTCGAGCGCAGCAAGCCTAGAGGTCTTTTGGATCGCGTCGTCGATCGCCTCGCCGTGACGCTTGAACGAGATCCCCGCTGAGCCAAGCGCCTGCTCGAGCCGCGCCTGAGCCTTCTCAGCCTCCTGCGCGGCACCGATGGAGCTCTTGAGCGCAACCACCAGTCCGCCGAGCGCCGCGCCCCCAACCGCGATCCCGGCCATCTTCGACATTCCCTTGAGCCGAGAGCCGAACGATTCGGTCGACTTGCCGGCACGGTCGAGCTCCCTCCTGAACTTCGAGGCGTCACCGACAATCGCGATTGCGATCTCGGGACCAGCCACCTATGACGCTCCCTGAGACGAGAAACCAGTGGTCGGAGCGGGCTTCTTCGATGCAGGCGCGTTGTAGCGATACGCGGCGAGCAACTGCGCCGGGGTCAGGTCGTTGAGGTCCACCGGGCGCAGGGCTCCTAGATCGGGGCGCCAGTAGGACTCGGGACGTCGACCGGGATCTCCGAAGACTCCACGGAACTCGCGCCAGAAGAGTCGGCGCCGGAAGCGGGCAGCACGCTCGAGTTTGGCCCACTCCCGTTGGTCACCGGGGGGAGAGCATCAGCCTCCCGGTCATGCTGCACCGAGCCGGCCGCTGCCTGCCACAAGAGGTCCGCCTCAGGAGACTTCCACGGATGGCGCGGGTTGCCGGTGATCTTCCCCTCGCGCATGAGCACGACGAGCGCCAGCCCGATCGCCGAGCCGTACGCGCCTTCGGCCTCCATCTCTTCCGGCGTGCAGCCGGTGAACATCAGAACGGCGTGCAGCTCGAGGCTCGTCATGCCGGAGTCGTCCCAGTCGTACGTACCGTCGAGCTCCGGGTGGACGTTCTGGATCACTACGTTCGCGGCCATGTAGCTCCCTTCAGAAACCAGCTCGCTTGATGACTCCCCGCACGTCTGTCTCGACGTGCTCGATGACTTGCTCTCGCCGGACCGACAGGGCGCGTAGTCCTCGGCGCATCTGAAGCGACCCGTACTCGGGGTGATTGCCCGTCGTGCGCCTGATGCGCTGCTCCACCGACACGCCCCTCGCGCGGACGGCGACGCGGTAGCCCGCAGCCGAGCGCGCATTGACGCTCGACATCAGCCGCTGCCACTCGGCCCGGACGGGCTCGCCCGCAGCCTTGAGCATCCTGCGGAGCTCTTTGTCGATGGAGGCGTCGATCTTGCGGAGTCCGCGCCTTACTTCCTTGAGCCCGGTGACCTGAACCGCGCCCGCGGCCATGACAGGCGCCTACGCGGTCGGGTACGTCATGCCGGCGGTGCCGGCGTTCGTGAAGGTCGCCTCGGTCATGGACATCTCGCCGAGGGCTCCGTTGAGCATTTGATAGCTGAACAGGAGCGCCGACGCGAGCACGGCCGCAGGGTTCGTCGCAGAGCGCGACGCGGACGTTGCGCGGACCTCCACCTGCACGGGAGTAGCCGAGGCGATGAGGGGCTGCAAGACAGCGTGCGTCTTGGAGGCGGCGAAGTCCTGGAAGAAGCGGATGCGAATGCTCGCATCGCCCAAGCCCTTCGTATACGAGCGGTTGGTGGCAGAACCGAACGCGCTGTTTTCCACCTGGTCGCGGTCGTCGCTGACCTCGACCTCGTTCGCATGATCGGAGAGGACGGTGCCGTTGACGATGATGTGCGCGTCGGTGAGGGTGAAGCTCGCCATCCGCTACGCCCTATCGGCTTTGGGGGCGCGCTTCGGCTTGGCCTTCGGAGCCTCCACAAGCTCTACCTGGCCGGACTGGATCAGCAGAGCCTCTTCGCCGAGGAAGAGTGCTCGCTCGAACGTCTCCCCTGGCTCCGTCTCATGGACGACGTTGCTGCCGACCACCTTGTACGTCTGCGGAACGATCTCGAGCAAGCCGCTCTGCACGTTCTCGCGCTCTTCTGCCTCGGAAAACTCCTTCTCGAACGTCTCGCCCTGGACGTAGGCGCCGTCTTCCGTGTGGACGGTGAGCGGCAGGAGGACGCGATACCGCCTCACGGGTTCTGGACGGTGAAGACGCCGATCGTGACGGAGGTCGTGAACGAGTGCGTGACCGTCGCGGAGCCCGTCGAGGGGTCGGCGAAGAACTGCGGCGGGAAGGGGCCGATCATCCGCTCCTGCCCGTTCGTGACCGAGACGGAGTTGTCGGAGATCGTGAGCCCTGGCGGGTCGCCGGCAAGCACCTGCACGACGCACGTGTCCGAGGATCCGCCGCCGTTCTTCACGTGGATGAAGCAGTTGGCGTCCGGGACGAACGTGTCGGACGCCGCGACGGCCGTGTAGGACGGCGTGATGCCAGTCCGCACAATGGTCTGCTTCGTCAGCGCCGCCATTCAGCCGCGCCTATCGGCTCAGGCGATGACTTGCACCTCGTACTGCGCGCGCCAGCCCGCTTGCCCCTCCCCGTACACCACCGGGTCGTAGCCCGAGAGTCCGGAGACGTACACGCTCGAGGCGACACCGCCAAGCGTCTGATCGGCCTCGAGCGCAGCGGGAACGGCGCCGGCGTCCACGATCTCGTCCAGGTTCACCTGCGCGGCCTCCTCGACTCCCGCCACGACGAGCACGGTCACCGTGAACACGACTTCGACGGGCGCCACGCCGTGATGCCCCATCGCGATCCTGCTCGTGCGTACCGGGGTGAGATACGCGCAGGGAGGCGATGGAGAAGAGAGCTGGTACTCGGACACCTGCCCGAGCCCGTCGACGGTGCGAAGGCGCGTTGCGAGCCCTTCGCGCAGCTCGCGCATGGTCGCCACTACGCGACGAGCACCTTGCGCGAGTAGGGCGTGAGCAGATCCTCCACGTCGGGGTCGATCGACATCATCCGAACGACGGCGCCGTCCATGCCGAAGCCGACCACGCCGTGAGGCGCCTCGCGCAATCGCTTCAGGAACCGATGCGCCACCATCTTCGTCGCCGTCCGCACGGGTGAGGGCACCGCCGGCCAGCCGAACTGCCCCGTCAGCTCGACGGAGCGGGGGAATCCGGTCGGGAAGAAGTGTGCTCCGCTCGGATGCACGCACAGCTTCGACCACGGCTCGAGGTCGGAGGCGGCGTTGAGCGGCTCCCGAACGTAGTCGGTGTTCAGCGTCCAGGTGTTCTCGAACGTCCCGTCGCCCGCGTCGTCGGACTTGAGCGTCGTGATGACCGAGATGTCGTCGATCCTGAGCGTGTACGGGTCATCGGGCGAGTAGTAGCGCACTTGGTTCGCGTCCACGTCCAGGTAGAAGCGCCGCCCGCAGAACTCGTCCACCTTGCGCGAGGCGGCGTCCAGCACGTCCCCGA